AGCTCCAGTTCCAGCTCCAGCTCCAGCGCGTTCAGCTCCAGCACCGGCTATGGGTGGTAAAGGGGCGTTGATGAATCTTTCTAATTCCCAACCCTCAGCTCCAGCTCCAGCTCCAGCTCCAGCTCCAGCTCCTGCACCGGCTATGGGTGGTAAAGGGTTTAAAGGATCACGTTCAGCTCCAGCCCCAGCCCCAGCTCCAGCGCGTTCAGCTCCAGCTCCAGCGCGTTCAGCCCCAGCTCCAGCGCGTTCAGCCCCAGCTCCAGCGCGTTCAGCTCCAGCTCCAGCTCCAGCTCCAGCCCCGGCCCCAGCTCCAGCCCCGGCCCCAGCTCCCGCTACTCAGGCCAGCGCGAATCAGGGTATTGCTAGTTTAGGAATTAAAGGATCACCTTCGGTAAATACAGCAGCTCCGGCAGTTCCGGCAGTTCCGGGTGCAAGAAGTATAGGAGGTAAAGGACCACGAGTAGCACAACAGAATACGGGAATGCCGGGTAAAGGAGGGGTAGCATCTATCCCAAATCCTTACGCTAGTACGCCTTACCCAGAAAATTGGGATCCTACTGACGTAGCTATGCGAAATTCTTATGCTGCAGAACTAACCGATGCGGGTATTACGGGACCACAACAGTGGCAACGTATTGGATATGAAAAACAAGGTACAAATACTTGGTATGATCCAGTACAAGATCGTGGGATTTTTTTAGGCGCTAAAGACATACCGTATTCCCAACCGGGATTTGTTTCTAGTTTTTATGGGTGGGATCAGAACCCCCAAGCTGGGTTAAATAAATTCGATAGCATATTTAAGGGATCTACTAAAAACGATAGAAATATCCAAAATAGTATCGGTAAATATCTAAATCAGCAAGGTACTAATGTATCTTCTGCATCTGATGCTCAACGCATAGCAGCGCTTGATTATGCTATTAGAGAAGAAGGTAGAAAACAGCAAACTAAAGGCGGCGGCTTCCTTAGTTCGATAGCGGGCGCACTACCTAGTATTGTTGGAGGCGCATTAGGTGGGCCTATAGGCGCAGGTTTGGGGGGCGCTTTTGGTAGCGCTGCTACTGGGAAGAATCCATTAACCGGTGGGATAACTAATTTAGTTTCTAACTATGTTTCTCCCTTTGCTGAAGGCGGGTACTTAAATGGTAGAGGGGATGGTATGAGCGACGATATCCCAGCTAATATCAACGGTAGTCAACCAGCCAGACTCTCGGACGGTGAGTTCATAATTCCAGCCGATGTGGTATCCCACCTTGGAAATGGGTCCAGTAACGCGGGCGCTAATAAACTTTACGCTATGTTAGATAGAGTTCGCGAAACTAAAACAGGTACAATTCGACAAGCGCCAATGAAGAACATGGGGGGATATCTCCCCGCATGATGCAAGTATCTTATGTACCTCTGGAATATATAGATACTTATTGGGATGCGGTGGCGCCCCATTTAGAGAAATCTGTTAAATATACTTATGGAAGATATACTTTAAATGCTATATACGACAGTATTGTTAAATACAACAACCACCTTTGGGCGGCATACGAAGACAATCTAGTTTATGGTGCGGTAGTGACAGAAGTAGTTGATTACCCATTAAAACGAGTATTGATGATGCACTTTACCGGTGGCGTTGATTTACCTAAATGGAAAGATCCTATGCTTAGTCTTCTAAGAAGTTGGGCTAAAGAAAATGAATGCGACTGTATAGAATCTACAGGACGTCCCGGTTGGGCAAAAGTATTTAAAAATAACGGTTACAAAGCAATTTGTACAACTTATGAGTTACCTTTAGAGGATTAATCCATGGGTAAAGGCAGCAAAAAAGCCGCACCAGCGCAGCCTACTACTCAAACAGTAGTTAACCAAACCATTCCATCGTATCTACAACCGTATATTACGGATGTAGCTAAACGTGCACAGTCTCTAGGTACACAATCCTATACACCTTATCAAGGACAGCGGGTAGCGGGTTTCGATCCTTTACAGGAACAAATGCAGCAGGGTGTCGCTGCATTAACTGACCCTAGAGAGTATGACGCTGCTCGCGCTATTTACGGAAGATTGGCAGATTCTCAGCCTACATTATTTGGAGACGCTCAAGGCTATGCTGCGCCTGATGAATACCAAATAGGAGACGCCTATCAACTCCGACAGATAGGTGATACTGGAGTATTCAACCCAGAAATCGCTCAGTTCTATATGAATCCTTACCAATCAGCGGTAAGTGATATAGCAGCTAGAAAAGCTATAGAAGAGTCTCAAAGACAGCAGATAGCTACTAATCTTGGCGCCGCTAAGATGGGAACCTATGGAGGTGGACGACAGGCGGTTATAGACGCTATGCGTCAGACTGGTCTCACGAACACTATAGGAGATATATACGCCGCAGGTCAGCAAAGAGCATTTGAAAACGCCCAGCAGCAGTTTGAACGAGATAGAGCTGCGGGGTTATCAGGCAGGCAATTTGATATTGGCGCTGCAGAACGAGCGTACCAGACAAACCTTGGTGCACAGGAACGCGCTTATCAGATGAATGAAGCGGCGAGATTGGCCGCCGCGCAGGAAGATAGAGCTGCTAGAGAACGTGCATATGATCTGAATCAACAGGCTAGGCAGTTTGCAGACCAACAGCAGATGGCGATTGCGTCAGGTTTGGGAGCGTTAGGGTCGGAACAACAGAACGTCGCCTTACAGAGATTAAATGCACTAGAAGGCATAGGCGCCCAGAGACAGGCTCAGCAGCAAGCGATTCTTGATACACGCTACCAAGACTTCTTACGGCAACGAGACTATCCGATGGAACAGCTCGGGTTTTATAGTAATCTTATTCGCGGGTTACCAGCACCTTTGAGTACAACGTCGCTTGCTTACGGACAGACACCTACGGCAGCTAACCAATTAGCGGGTCTTATGGGCGCGGGGATTGGCGCATATAACGCCTTCAGTTCTTAAGAGGGACAGAACATGAACATGATGAGTGGACCGTTCAGCAGTCTCCAAGGAGTATTTAACGATCTCCTTACGCTGTCTCCAGAACAAATAGCTATGACTAACGCCCCTGATTTTCTTAAGGTCGCTGCAATGAATGAGCAGCAGAAGATAAGACAGGGCAATCCTAATCCGCCTCAGACTACCGTAGTGCAGGATATCGTCCAGCAGGAAATGGCCGCTGCACCTCCTCCTATGATGGCAGCTAGTGGCGGTCTTATCGGGCTTCCTGTTCCTAGTGATATGTACGCCGACCAATACTACGCTCGGGGTGGGGTAGTTGGGTACGCTCAGGGAAAACTAGTAGATGAAAGAGCTCAACTATTTAATGAAATAGAAAATATTAGAAATGAAAAAGTCCCTCCCGGGTTATCTGTACAAGAAAGCTCTGATTGGGAAAGAGATAGGATTAAAAGGTTACAGAAAGCTCAGCGAGCATATGGAAGTCATGGTGTAGGTACTTTTTTTAGAGAGAACATAAAGCCTAGATTTTTTTCTGAAGAACCTGAAGCATCTGAAGAACCTGAAGCATCTGAAGAACTACCACTAACATCTTTAACAGGATTATATGATCCTAAAGTTCTTGATCGCCCTACTAGTGCGCCAAATACGCTTTTTTCGGATGAGCTGAAACTACCGGAGGAGCTATATAAACCAACTGAGCCTTTTAAAGCCCCTCCTATTGAGGGATTAAAAGCCTATGCTCCTACACTAGAAGAAATCATGGATGCTAGAGCAAAAGCAAATGAACTAGCTGGTTATAATTTAGACGAGTCTCTAGCTGGTAGAAGAGAGCGAATAACAAAAGCTCAAGAAAAACTAGATAAATTTGAAGAGCGATCTCCATGGCTTAATCTTATGAACGCAGGGTTGGAGATGGCACAGACTCCGGGGAGTTTTGTACAAGGATTAGCTGCTGGAGCGAAGAAAGGTCTGGAAGAGTATAGAGGAGATTTGGAAACTATAAGAGACCGTCAAGATGCACTCGATCTCCGTAACGATGCTATAGAAGACCTTAAAATTGCAGACGCACGAGGAAATGCAGACGCTATATACGCCGCAGAACAACGTGCACAGCAAGCGATAATTGATACGGCAAATATGAATACCACAGCACAAAACAACCGAGATCTGCAAGAAGCAATGCTAAATTTCCAAGAAGCATCTAATTATAGGGATAGAGAAATAAAACTATTTGAAATTGAAGCAAATATGAACGCAGAGCTACAAAAAATACAAGCTACTCTGAGCGCAGCGAGTCTAAAAGCGATTCAAGATGGAACGCTTGGGCCTAAAGAAAGAGCAGAATTAGCAGTAGAGTTATATGAAAAGATTAGTGGGGGGAATGATCCTGAATTTAACGCGAAACTTGAAGGACGAGATCCTGACGTTGGATCTCAAGAATACAAAGACTTTGTAGAGGAATACATTGAGGATAAATTGGATTACTTCGCTAATCTAGCAAACAGTAGAGCTAGACGTAACTCTTTAAGCCGCGGTTGGACTGCTACACTCAATAATTCAAACTAATAATCTAGGTAATTTATTATGCCTAATTATACCGTAACAGCTCCTGATGGAAAGCAGTATAATGTTACGGCTCCAGAAGGTGCAACTCAGGAAGAAATTATCCAAAGAACAGCTATGGAAGCTGGGTATGGAAATGTATTTGGCGATAGAAGAACATCCCCAGAAGAATTTGAAAATTTAATACAAGCGATCCCTATAGAACGTAGTCCCTTCCGCGCCCTTACCCGTGGCGTTAGTCGCGGCGCGTCTCGTCTTGGGTCCATGGTTACAGATGTCCTCCCCGCGTTAGGTGCCAGCGCTTTAGGTTTTGATGAATATGCGCAAGAGCAGTTACAGGAAGCTCAAGCAAAAGAAGCGGAATTACAGAGAACTAATAGGCCAGAATTTTCATCGTTTAAGGAAGTATCTGGCGTTGGAGATGCAGTTAATTTTGTAGCTGAAACGATTGGTGAACAAGCAGGTAACATCGTAGCAAGCCTTATCGGTGGCGGTGTTGCAGGTATGTACGCTAAACGTCTTGTCAATAAGGCTGGTAAAGAATTAGTTGAGGATTACAGTAAAAGACAACTAAGTAAAGAAGTGCTTCCACCTAGGGAAGAGATTGCTCAGCAACTCAAAGATAAGATAGCCAAATTTGAAACACGCACTGCGCCTATATTTGCTAAAGAAGCTGCAAAACAATCCGCAAGGGGTCAGGTCGCGGGAGCGGGAGCGGTAGGGGTTGGCCTCAATACAACTGAAATATTCCAGAATATCTACGAGGAGACAGGAGAACTCGCCCCGGTTGAAGGCGTTCTTTTCGGTTCTGTTGCAGGTGCTTTAGACACCATATTGCCAGCGCGTCTGTTAAAACGGTTTCGTGGGCTGGATGATACCGCGAAGAAAGCTGTCGTAGCGGATGTTGCGGAGAAAAAAGGACTTCTACGAGGGGTAGGACGTCTTGGTGCGGGGACACTTAAAGCCTCTGCACTTGAAGGATTAACTGAAGGCGCACAAGAAGCTATCAGTATCTCAGCGGAGCAGTTCGTTGATGAGGCAGAAAACTTCTGGGGGAGCGAAGAGTTTGACCGCATTCTGGAGGCAGCTGTTCGCGGTGCGGTCGCTGGTGGTCCGTTCGGCACTGTTGATACCGGTGCCAAGATGTTGCAGGAAGGTGCAGTACGGCGAGAGGAGATAAATCGTAAAGAGCTTGCTGAACAAGAGCGAGTTGCTAGAGAAGCTGAAATACAGCAGGAACAAGAGTCTTTACTTAAAGAAGAAGATGAATTAACGAATCAACTTCCGGCTCTTAAAACTTCTCTTAGTGAGCAGTTAGATACTTTAAATGCGCAATTAGCAGCGGACCCTGATGATAAAGTAGTTAAGTTTGATATCGACGAAATAAATAAAAAGTTAAAAGCTACGAATGATAGAACTACTTATCTTGAAAATAAAAAGAACGCTAGACAGGAATCAGATCCAGACAAGCGAGCGACTGCGCTTCAGCAAATTGAAGAAGACTACGCAAAAATAAAAAAGGCGGCTGAACAGGGAAAAGCTCCGAGTACGAGTGCTACTGCGGTACTTACTCCCAACTCTGTATTTGAAGCCGCAGGGATTCGTAAAAATAAATCGTCGTGGGCAAACGAACCTTTTACTATAGATAGAGCTACCACTACTTTAGCAAAACTTAATGAAACAAGTCCAAAAGATAGGTCTCAAGCTGAGAAAATAAACAATCAACGTAAAGTTCTTGGAGAGTTTATTGATCAGAAAAAGACTGAAGTAGAGGCAGCTCTTACCCCCGAAGTATTAGCTGGATTTAACGATTATGTATCTCAAAATAAAGTAGATATAACTAACGAAAAGTCTTTAGCTAATTCATGGGGTGCGTTTAACAAGGATATACCGTGGGGAGACGCGGGGGAGATAGTTACTAATGCCGTTCAAAAGCAAAGCCCAGCGTCGGTGGATGTATCAGAACAAACCCGAAATGGCGAAGAAATGGGAGAAAGAGACGCCGAAGAGCAAGCAATTACCCCCACGAAAACGCCGCAAGAAGAAATAAACGTAGATCCCGGATTTTTAGAGGGAACATCTATAGATCCAATCCCCGAAGAGCAACCGGATGTAGTTACCACCACAGAAGTAGATCCCGGATTTTTAGAGGGAACATCTATAGATCCAATCTCCGAAGAGCAACCGGATGTAGTTACCACCACAGAAGAGGAAGGCGCTGGTCCTATTATTACCAGTTCCGTTAAACCGAAGAAACCTGATTCTATTGGTGCGTATCAACAGATGGATAGAGATTTAGCCTTACGTAGTTTAGCTGCGGATATGGCTACGTCTAGTATATTTGATTCAGCTTCCGTATCTCAATATTCAGAAGGTAGACGAATTGATGAAAACGTAGCTCAGAATTTCCAAGAAGCTACAGTGAATACACAAGAAGATGCAAAAGCGCAAAAATTAAGGGAAAAAACTCAGAGAGCTATAGATTTTATAAATGATGAGAATTATGGATCTCTTAGAAAACATTTCGGTAAGCAGGGAGAAAACCTCCCACTTACAGGTGGAACATACGGTAAGAATTTCTGGGATACTTTAACGCCAGAAGAAAAACAAAAAGTAAAAGAATACGTAAAAGGGTACGCTTTCGGGACACGTACACAAAAAGAATACAAAGCCGCAGGGCTTTCTTCCGGTGCTGCTCCAGTTTCACCTACAACGGTTGATCGGATCAATTCTGAAGTTAGTCGTGTATTTAAAGATACTAAACTAGGAGAAGCATTGGTTGTTGCGCCTACTCCAGAAGCGGCGGGTATCGCAGATAAATTACCTAAAACCAAGAACAATGAGGTTGTTCGCGGGGCTGTCGTAGACGGTAAAGCCTATTTATTTTCTGACAATATCGAGCAGGGCGAAGAAATAGCCATACTCCTGCATGAAGTCGGTTCCCATCTTGGCATGAAGAAGATGGTCGGCGCTGCTAACTACGCTTCGTTAGTCGGTAAAATAAAGGGTTGGGCAAACTCTACAACTGATAACGTAGAGTCTAAAGTCGCCAAGATTGCGGCTAAGAAGGCGGGCAATGACAATGATGAGCTTCTTGCATATTTTATAGAAGAGGCTGTCAAGAACGGCGTTGATCCTATCGACTCTAAGAGTATGAGTACGTCGTTAGCTGAATTCTTCAAAAAAATTATCAGTGCGCTCAAGCAGGCGATTAGCAAGCTCAACGTATCAGTGGATGACCTAACGGCTGCAGATGTCGTACATCTTGCGTATGGCGCAGCACAGCTTGAACTTTCAAATAAGCAATTAGACATGGCGACTAAGACGGCTAGACAAATAGAGATGTCTACAAATATCCCGTCTAACGCCAATAGAATTGCAGAGTTTGTTACAGATGCAGCTAATCAAGTAGTCCAAGCGGCGCCGTCTTTTGCGCAGAAACCTTTAGCTGAAGTTATTGGTAAGTTATCCAATGCACCGGGCGCAGTTAGAGCGGGGCTTATAAAGTTAACCAGCTTAGACCAGTTAGGAAAAATAGCTGGGAGTTTCAACCCTAAACTAGAAGCTGCGATAGATAGGATATACGGCGCGGTTTCTGCTAGGAATAAATTGGTTTCTGACTACAGGAACGAATACGAAACTTTATCTTTAGAATTGAGAGATACTCTTAATAAGTACCCAAGAAAACAAGATTCTTTTAATAACGTCGTAGCAGAATCCACTTTAGCTGAATTTGACCCTTCTACTCAGGATGCGTTCCCGAGTTCCGAGCAACAAGTTAAAATATATAATGAGTTCAATTCGCTTCCTAAAGAGTTACAAGAAGCCTATAAGAAATTAAGAAACGCCTATGCGCGATTCTCTGATGAAATCATAAGTGAATTAGATAAAGAAGATTTACTAGGTAAAGGTAATAAATTACTTACTAGCCTTCTTAAGAAAAGAATTAAACCATATTTCCCGTTGTACCGTCAAGGAGATTATTGGTTAGAATTTGAGCAAAATGGCGAGCGTTATGTTGAATCTTTTAAGGATGAATTCACCCGTAATCTGGCTATAAAAGAGTTAAAGAAAAACAACATAAACCAATACAACTCTTTCACTAGAGTTAGAGGAACCCTACAGACCGATGCGTCTAATCTAACGGGTGAGTTCAGAGAGATTCTTACAGCTATCAAATCTAAATTTGGCACTGAGGAAAACCAAGATTATATAAATTCTCTGTACCAGATGTATCTGGATTTATTCCCAAGCAACTCCATCATGCAGCAGTTTCATAAGCGTGAAGGAACCCGAGGGTTTGAGTTGGATGCGTTAGGGGTCTTTAACCAGATACACCCGCGAATGGCTATGAACCTTGCGCAGTTCAAATCGGTTAAAGAAATAGACGAAGCTGCCCGAGAAGCTATGTCTGAAATCGGGGAGACGCCTCAAAACCCAATACTTGGAGATATTAAGAACAGCCTTGCTAGAAGAATGGGAGCGTTCAAGAACCCTACACCTTCAGGTGCACTTGATACAGCTTCAGCGATGGCGGGGCAGTACGCCTATACATGGTTTATTCTGGGTAACATTTCGTCTGCGATTGTCAACCTCACACAGCTTCCCATCGTGGCCTACAGCCTGCTGGGTGGAAAATATGGCTGGTCTGACGCTCTGACTGCTATGAAATATGCAACAAAGCTGTATTTTTCGGGGGGTAAAGACAATAACACTTCGTTCCGGCTGGGTAATTGGAATTTGACGGATTATTCTGCTTACGGACTAAAAGGTCGCGATAAGTTACCCGCTGAAATTAGAACCCTTATGGAAGCCGCCGTCCAGCGCGGCGCTATCCGTAGGTCTTTAGGTCAGGATATTGCAGAAGCCAGAACGCGATCCGGTACAGATGCCACTAGCAAAATCGCACAGACTCTCTATGCAGGGAGTTGGGCGTTTCAAAACGTAGAGCGGTTTAACCGCGAAGTTACACTCATTGCAGCTTTTAAGTTAGCCAGACAGAAAGGGAAAGATGTCAATGCCTCTATTAAAGAAGCTCTAGACATGACAGAACTTTCTCATGGTGCGGCTATGAGTGAGTTAGGCCCAGAGTTATTCCAACAAAATTTTGGGCGAGTTATCGGTGTGTTTAAAAGGTTTGCACTTTCCCAGATTTATTTGATTGGTAAATTGATGCGGGATGTGTATAGGGGGAATAAACGCGGCGATAAAGAAGTTGCTAAGACAGCAGCTAAGCAGTTAGCGGGTATCTACACCATGGCGTTTGCGTTTGCAGGGGTCAAGGGTTTACCTATGTTTGGGTTTATTAACACTATTTTAGCTGCTGCACTTTCGGACGAAGACGACCCGTTCGATTTAGAAGAAGAACTCATGGTCAATTTTGGAAACATCTTTGTAAGAGGGCCACTTAGTGCGTTAACTAGATGGGATTTAAGTGGTAGGACAGGGTTTGGAGATTTAATCTACAGACCCGACGACAAACTTCTAGCTGATGTAGGACCGCTGTTGTACACGCTTTATCAATTAGGAGGTGCTCCTGTAGGTGCTGCACAGCAGTTTGTTGATGGTATAGAGGAGATTAATCAAGGAAGAGTTGAACGGGGTATCGAGATGATGCTGCCTTCTTCAATCCGAAATATAATGAAGTCATTTAGGTACGCATCAGAAGATGCGCGGACCCGGCAAGGCTATTTACTCAAAGAAACCGATCTTTGGGATACAGTATCTCAGCTAATGGGTTTTACACCCGCAGAAATATCCGAGGCTTATGCTAGAAACAACATGGCGAAGAAGGCTGTACGTAAAGCTGGAGAAATTAAATCTAGACTATACGATAGATATTACCAAGCGTACCGTATTGGGGATATCGACGGAATGCGTGAAGTTTCTGAGGATATCCAGAAATTTAGAGAGAGTCCATTAGCTAGATTGACGGGTACTGAAATATCTACTCAAAACATATCTCGTTCTGTTAAGAATAGACGATATAGAGAGGAGACAGCAGTTAATGGTATTACTTTACCTAAGCAAGCTAGAAACTCTCTCATCAGTAGGTATGGGTTAGACGAATAATAATTATCGCTTCTGAACCCTCCACACGCGGATTCCTTGTATACCCTCCTCTATGGATAACCGTACAACTACTTGGAATCCGCGTTTTTTAGCTTCTGCCGTCACAATCTCCCGAGCCTGCTTCCAGTTAAGAGCAGGCACGAAAAACGAAGAGTAAGGTTTAAATTCTTTCCACTGCACATCATATTCGATTGTGTGAATCCTCATACAATTTTCCTACCCTCGTTTATATCGTAATGTAATTTTATAGCCCAAACGGGTGGCGTATTAGAGTGGTTTGTTCCAGTACCCAATCTCTTTTTGACATCCCGTATATACACATTACGTTTTTTCAAATCATCTAATATGTCTTTATAGATAATACCTTTCTCTAAACAGAAAGCTCTAAAAGCATTCGTTGCTATAAACACGAGATTGGTATCAGGCTCTACTCTTATCAATAGTCTATGTTTAGGCTCTACTAATGGAAGTTTAGATAGACCTGATTGCGTATCTTTTGAAGAGTCTATAATCAAAGTATTGTTGATATTGTCATTAAGAAACTCTCCGAGGATGTTCAGAGTATTTACTTTGGTTATACCCTGTACTGAATCCAGTAGATATGGACCTAAATAGTTAACCACCCACTCTAGGACTTTCACGACTCGGTTATTGATTAGTCCAGCGTCTTTAGCTATAGATGCACCAGCGATGTTCCTAGCCAATACCGCCGACCAGAACCGGTGTTTATTCGTAAAACCGACTTTCTCATCTATAAATTTCTGTACCGTATTGATCTTTTCTTCGACCAAATTTCTGTTGTTCAAAATAAATTTTATATAAGGTTTGCCAGCCCACCCGTAGTTCGCGTGTAGACGGACATCGAACAATTCAGCAGCCTTATCTTTATTGAGAATACCCAAATCCTCTATAGGGTATTCAATAAGTCTCATCATTTCCCCCGAAGCGTGTACCCGATGCTGCATTAACATTTGTGCCATCGAGTTATTGGACGAACCGATACCTATAGTGCTCCATGAAGTCGTGTTTTTCCTTTCCTCGTTAACAGCTCCCTGCATCCTCCCGGCGCCCTTTCCCTGTGTTATTCCATAAATTAAGTTTGATGCAGTCACATTGTCGATGTTAGTCAGCTCGTCACAGGGGTAAGCTATGTTATTGAGAACCCCCATCCTAAAAAATTTATGTGCTAAGGTATCCCGCTCTTTCGATAACAATTCAAACGGGTGCCCGAATACGCTGTTGATAAGGCGCAGGATAGTGGTCTTCCCCGTGCCGGATTCTCCATGTATCAGATTGATGAACGCGCCTTTGTACGCAGAAAACTTCATCAGTGGAGCGCCGAATGCGCTGAAGAATGCAAACGAATGCGGCTCAAAACCGGGTTGGTCGAATGTACTAACGATATCCTTCCAAACGTCGAAGTCTCCTACAGAAGTTAAGTGATTCACAATCTCCTCTGTCGTTGAGGATGGAGGACTATACCTATCTTCATCAGCTCCTATCTCAACAGTACCCCATATAAACTTCTTATCACCATCGACCCACCCCATCTGTTGACGTAAAATTTCAGCGTCTTTAGCACTCTGTTGCAATTTTGTACTAGCAATTAGATAAGACATTATGGTATCCACATGAAAAGGCATACATATAATGCCATTTTTAGCTAGTATCTTTCTTAGTTCTTGGTTTGAGTTCATATCAGCTAAAGCTATTACAAACTCTTTTGGTTCGTCTTTAGGAAGTCTAACTGAGACTAATACTAATTCCCCCTTATTAGCGTCATACATCCTTTTGATTATAAATAAGTCATTCTCATAAACTAACTTAGCATCGTCTGTTTCGCCATCTTCCCCCTTTACAAGAAGGTAGATACCCCCGTTTTTACCCCTAAAGTAATTAGGTGGGAGTGCTGGCACCGAAAATACCGTAGTCTCAGTAGCCTTCTCTTCAAGAACTGATTCTTCTTCTGTGTCCCAACCCCCCTTAGTATCGGGTGTGTAATTGGTAATCGCATCCCCCTCTGCCGCAAACTCTATCTCCAGACCCAGCTGTATCGGACTGCTTATCTTCTTTTTATGCAGGCACCTTAAACAGCCTTTTGGGTTGAGAGCTTTGAATCTTTCGCATTTATAGGGTTTATCTATAGTGTCTTCTGCTTTGACTTCAGTCTCTTCTTTACTATAGTTTTTATGCTTATACGATATTAAGTGTATTGCTTTCTCCCAATCCGAGCAATTCCTAGCGATAGATAAACCAGCTCTCCATAAATCGTAATGCAAATCTTCTTGGTTTTGTATAATAAATCTTATCTGATTACATCCGTTTTTGTTTAGTGTTCTCCTAAGTATTTTTTCAAACGAATTTCTACGGTCTGACATTAACCGTTTTGTAAGCTCAGATACTTCTGATTTCCCTGCGAAGTTAGGTAAGTTTAAGGGAACAACTTCTGTTATCTCACAGAAAGTTTCATACTCTATATTGTCTGCAGTATGGACGAGCGTTACATCGACGGAAGTACCGTATTTAAAGTTTTTAGTACCGGGCATACGCAGCACTCTAGCCGCATCAGCCGTAACTGTCGGGTCTATACGTAGTCCATCACGTATACATAACTTCTTTAATCTAGTAGCTGCGGAATACCATTCGTCCACCGTTATAGGTTTAGTGAACGCCCAATACCCATGCACGCCATAGCCCGAATCGACAATCGAAGGAAGCGGTAAGTTATGTTTACCACAGAATTTTTTAAGTGCTACTAAAGCATCTTGCTGTGTTTCGTAACCCTTAGCGCCTTTGTCCGTTCCGCAATCCAAGTCTATATAGCAAGACTTCATGCTCACGACATTGTTCTGCTTCCTAGACGAATTATCTTTTAACGTGCCACATGCGAAATACGCATCTCGTCCGCTTTTAAGAAAATTGTCTACTATATTTTCTACATCTGATACCTCTTCTGTGAATAGCTGCTTTACGTTTTTCCCTTTTATTCCTACTAAACAGTAGAATCCTTGGGAAGTGTCTAATACTTTTTCAAGAAAGCTATCGTATTTCACATTTATTCTTCTATGTTATCGTTAATACGTTCCTCCAAAAATTGTTTTATTCGCACGGTGTACTTCAAAAGCCTCGGCTCCGACTTCCCGGTAAACCAACTGTACACAGACATACGTGAAACACCGAACATTCTTGCGATTTCCATAATAGGTATTTCGTGCTGTATGCAGTATCTACCGAGTTGGACACCGAGGCTATCAGGGTTGGCGTTCGCATTAACTTCTGCAATACGCTTGCTGTAGCCTCGATTGTCCATAGAATTTAATCCTCGTCTTCGTCCTCGTCGTCATCGACGTCGTTATTCTTCGATGCAAACCTATTCAGGATAGAATTAAGCTCGTCATCATCGTCATCATCAATTTTAGTTGGTTTCGCCTTTGCTTTTTTCTTAATTACAGTAGGTGCGCCAAATGATTCCTCCTCATCATCTTCGTCTTCTTCCTCAACTTCGACAACGGGAGGTTTAGCTACACGTTTTTTCTTCTTAACAACTACAACTTCCTCTTCCTCTTCCTCTTCCTCTTCCGATGCACTCTCTATAGGAAGCTGAAGCTGTTTAGGCGTATTCACTTTGTCAGTTTCGAATACTTGAATACCTACAGCTTCTTTTGCTTCTTCGGAATCTAGAAGTTCGTTTAATTTAGGAAGCATTGCAGGAGAAGGAAAGCCTACAACGGTGAAGAACAACTTAGGATTGTCCGCATCATCATCGAAATACATACGTGTTACTACACGCTCGATGCTGTAATTCTGAGAACCTACATATCTGAAGTAGACATTAGCAGGCATGTTCTCGCCATCGCCTTTACCGAATACGGAGGCACCGGGAAGCTCAATCTGGTACACACCACTATTTAAGTCTGATGCAAGCGCTACGGCCATGCGGCGTTTCATTCGGCAAGCCCGAGAGTCTCCCTGCCCACTACCTTTGATGTTCATGGGGCAAGCATCGCAGCTCGCTGCCATAGGTTCCGGCACATTTTTAGCTGGAGTTTTACTATCCGCAGACCAACACCGAGGCGGTTTAGCTTCTGCTTTCGGGTCGTAAGAACCTTCGTAGTAGGTGCGGTTGTAGTCTTTGGCAACATTAAGAATGATGACATCCATGTAGCCGTTTTTATTTTTAGCAACCTCTTCACCGTTTACGATACAACGGAATACGCGCCCTCGGATAGAGATACGTTTTAGCTGGCTCCCCCCGCCGCTCATTAAAGACCGTGTTAATTCTGACGGTCCATCCGCTCTAACGTAGTCTGGTACGTTAGACATATCACCAACTGGAATAATATCGTATGACATTTAAGTCTCCTATTTTCTACGAACAGTAACAGTGTATTCGCTTTCTACATTCAACCCCTCTGGATGGATATCAGGGTTCTCCTCCAGAAAATTCTTCATATTACCCTGATGGATTCGCTTTTCCAATAACCCGTACTCGCCGTGCTCATCCATAATTCGATATATGGATTCCCAATTCGATGTTGAGTATCGAGTTTTTACACTCCGTATAATCGTGCCGTGCGCCGTGCGAATAGAATCCGCACCTACGTCTTTGCATACTTCACGCATAGCGCGTTCTACCATTTCCATCTGTTCTTGGAGTGGTTTCAGCGCCGCTTGGTGTGCGGCTTCTAAAGCGTGTTTTTTATCCCGCATCGCGATGTATGCGGAAACGAGCCTATCTGCGGTAACTTCTGACATGATGCCTCCGGTTTGTGGGAGTCAGTGAGCGGAATTTTAGTCTAATTTCCTTACAGTGTCAACTCATCACGGTATAAATCTATTAATTTTGTGTGCTCGTCCAGTCTGTTCTGAAGCATCTTGTACAATCTCTCTTCCACCCTACTCCCCCTGATATGTACAACAGTCATAGGATTGCGTTGCCCTTTTCGGACAATTCGCGCATTTGCCTGTAAATAAGTCTCGATTGAGGTAACCGGTGCGTACCATACAACCACATTTGCAGCAGTTAACGTAATGCCATGTGCCGCTGCAGCGGGTTGGATGATTAACACCTTTAGGTCTGTATCCGGTTTGTTTTGGAACCGACTGAAAATTTCCGTGCGCTTGTTCATGGACACCTCACCAGAGATGATGGCACATGGAATTTTTGCCTTATCTAAGTTTTCCTTAAGTAGTTCTATAGCGTGTTTGAACGGGACAAAGATAAGAACCTTGTTACTGGCCTCGGCTATAACTTCTTTCACTACATTAAGTCTGTTACTCACATCGAATCTAACCACGGCGCCGCTATTGCTATAGGCTGCACCGGATGAGACTTGGAGTAATTTGTTCAGATTGACCGCCGCGTTGGCCGCCGATATCTCCTCCCCACTGGACAACTGAACTAAGAAATCTTCACGTATTCGTTTGTAGTATGAAGTCTGCTGCGGAGTTAACGGTGCATAACGGTCGGTATAGGTAATTTCTGGAAGGTCTAAACATTCTTCTTTTCTAAACCGGATAGCTGGCTGCAAAACCTTATGCACGATATTGCTGGCTTCAGGTCTCGCTATCCATTTAAAGCGTCCGACATTGACCATTACAGATTCTTTAAATCTACCAGCAAACTGCGGCACTCGGCTTGGCACACAGAGTTTAGCTAGTCCGTAAGCATCGAACGGTGTTTGTGCCGCTGGGGTTCCAGTCATCATCCATACAAATTTCTGTGTGGTAATTAACTTATTCATAGTCTTCCAACGCTTCGTGTTCGTTGTTTTGTAAGCGTTGGCTTCATCTATGATTATCAAATCAAAATTATTTTTGGCGATATCGTCCGCAACAATATCAACACCTTCATAGTTGATAACGACATATTCAGCGTCGCTATTGATTACGGCTTTCCTCTTTTCTCTATTACCATGCGCAATGCCTACGGTACGGTGCGTCGCAAATTGGAACAAGTCATGTTCCCACGCGGCTTGGATGATACTGAGTGGGCACACAATAAGAACTCTGCGGATAATCCCCTCGGTCATCAGATAGTCGCTGGCCCATATAGCGGAAGCTGTTTTGCCGGTCCCCTGTTCGTTGAAACAGAAAGCTCTCCGTCGTGCGGATAGGAACGAAGCTGTATCTATCTGGTGCCGCATAGGCGCGAATGCGCCCTTCCAAGTGTAGTCTCGGATGATAGGTGACGGCACATTAGTCACCCCCGCATCAGTTAGGATAACTGAATTTTGTGCCACCCAGTTACAACGTATCGTGTATATATCATCTTTCGTACATAAGACTTTAGCCCCAACGTCTTTCGTCAGCACCCGTTCGGGTTTGCGCGTTCGTAGAACTAAATACTTATTTTCGAGAATTTGCATTACGCTTTTTTAGTTCGCTTCTTCGGTTTATTCTCTTTTACAGAGTGGTCTGAGTTTCTAGAGAACGACCTGTTCTTACTTGGAGACACGCGCCTGAGATTACCCGGAGCGTTAGTACCACCCTTACTCAAAGGTTTTTTGTGGTCTATGTCTACTCCATCGTTAACCTTGTCGGTGACTTTTCCGTCTTTTCCGGGGTTCTGTGCTTCGTAGCGAGCAAGCCTACGCTTTCTACGTGCTGGTCCTTCTGTGCTACCACCGTTACGTTTTTTCTGAGTCTCGTAATCTTTTTTGTAATTACGGTTTTTTGGGTTTTTGTATGGCATTTAAATCTTCCTCTAACACTCGCGACATAATGTCGCCTTTGTTACGGTAGTCTTCGTATCCACAAGTACATCTATGATATTGAAATATCATGCAGTCCGGTTTGTGTGATTTAAACCATATTTTTTTATTCTTTACTTCATCGTCTTCCATTGTGTTCACAATCAATTACAGGGCAATAGTATCTACAAGTAAAATTAGGTGACGCATTCCATACATCATTCTCATACGCCTGCTCTAATCTTTTAACTGGGGGAAACCATTTTTTCCAGAATATATCTTCATGTTCTCTTTGAATAGTTATCTCTATAAAATCTTTAGCTACTACAAATAGAAGTCCTGCGTTTATCTTTTGAACTTCTGGAAATCTTTTAAAGATTGCAAGAGATAATAATTCTAACTGGTCTGTGTCTGCGTATTGAGAGGATTTACCTGTTTTATAATCTATTAAAACAGCTTCTTTCCCATTAGCTTTTACGCAGAGGAAATCAGCTACACCCCGCCACCATACCGCAGGGTCGAAGAAATCGCAAGTAATTAATTCATCTGTTAGTCCCAGTTTATATTCAAAAAATGTATCACCTTTAATTGATAACAAAGAATCTAAATAAGATTTTATAAATTGAAACTTTTTTGGTATCGGTTTACCATCTCTACCGTATTCTTCAGCAGCTTTATGGACTTCATTACCGTATATCAAATGTTCTTTTTCTTCTTCTACAATGTCTTTACTAACTCTTAGCCTGTAGTATTTTCTAGGGCATTGTTTGAATAAGTTGATGCTAGAATAAGACCATACTGTCATTTTGTTATTAGCTCTATATAATTTTTCTTCGCCCAAACAGCTAATCTATCTGAGTGTATGTTTATATCTTGTAGCTTTAGTGTTATAGCTACGTATTCACTGATGTCCTTTTTAACTTCAACATCTAGACATAAGTTTTCTAATTCTTTGAGAAGTTTTTTCATCTCAACTATCGAAAATGCGTAATCTATTGACTCCATAAGCGTCCCCTAACACTGACCGTAACTCTCACCTATACCAGATTCACAGTTCAATGGCAACCCTTCTGCCCATGCCGGTGCTGTACGCATGGCTTCCTCTATGTATGCTCGGGCAGACTCAGCTTCGCGCTTTTTCACTACGCAAGTCACAGCGTCGTGCACAGTTAAAGCGACTTTGTATTTCTTTGCTATGTGCACCAACTGCTCTGCAATGATACATCGAGCTACAGCTTGGCAGATATTCTCTACGACTTTACCACCGTAAATCTTCTTACGTTCTTTTCTTACTAAATAAGAAAACCCCCCATCTGTTCGCTGCAAAGATGGATACTTAAGTATGAATCCGTTAGGTAGTAAGAAACCTCCTTTTTCTATCTTTACAGCTCTAGTGTTCGTTAATTCTATGGTTTTATTATCTAAAAAACATCTGAGTGCTACGTCAGCTTTCTTCCAGAATACAGGTATGTTTGCGTATGACTTTCTATAAGTGTTAATAATGCTTTCGCATTCGTCTAGCTCCAGCTCTACTCCCGCTGTCTTCAGCTGCACCTGAAATTTGGAAGCACCCATACCGTAGCCACTCCCTAGAATGACTGTCTTACCCATGAACCGCTCGGGTTTAGTTATATCTGCGATAGATTTACCATATATCTTAGAAGCCATAATCTTATAGACGTCGTACTTCTGTTCAGATTCTGGGACGTTATTCCACTTTTCGTAATTGTTCTGACGAAAAGCCTCTACTAAATCCTCCTGTCCAGCCAACCACGCAAGTACCCGCGCCTCAATCTGGGATGAATCTGCGTCGATAATGACGTATCCATCCGGTGCCCGGATAGCGTTTTTCAGGATGTTATTCCCTCGACTAGGTAAGTTTTGCAGATTAATTTTATCTGACCCGCCCCACCGGCCAGTGTGCGCGGCATAGTATCTCAACGGAACTGGTAATTCGCCGCGCTCCGCGATATTTATAAATCTTTCCGTTCGGGTTTCTTCGAGTGTAGATTTAACTCCGAGCCTAGCTGCTACCAATGCTTGAACCGTGTCATCTGGATGGTCTAACAACTCCTGCATCC